ACAGATAAGCTAAGGAAGGAATTAGGTACCGCCACCCCGGTTTCCCTCGACCAAGTCGTCGAGATGTATCAGGGGCGTAAGCGTGCTATCTATGCGAATGCCAAAGTTAAATATGAACAGACAGGTTTGAAACGGAAACACGGAAAGCTGAATAGTTTTGTCAAATTGGAAAAGGTCAATCCTAAGAAAGCTCCGCGGTGCATTCAGCCGCGAAATCCAGTGTACAACGTGAAGATGGCCACGTATATCAAGCCACTAGAACATCGATTGTATGACGCAATTAAGAAGATCTATACGGATGGTCCCACAGTGATCAAAGGATATAATGTTACACAGATTGGTAGCATCATCCGGGGAAAGTGGAATTCGTTTAGAAAGCCCGTGGCAGTACCCACGGATGCGGTCAAATTCGATATGCACGTGAGTGAAGACGCCCTTAATTGGGAGCACTCAGTGTACAATGGTGTCTACCGGGATAAACAACTAGCAGCGATGTTACGTTGGCAGGTCGATAACCAGGGACATGGGTGGTGCAAGGATGGCCACCTGGAGTATAGAGTCAAAGGACGGCGCGCGAGTGGTGACATGAACACCTCCTGCGGCAATTGTTTGATTATGTGTGCATTGATATGGACATACGCAAAAGAGAAGGATATTCACATTAAATTGGTGAATAACGGAGACGATTGCGTTGTGTTCATGGAATCAGAAGACCTCGTCCGTTATCAAAACGGGTTCGAGGCTTGGTTTCTCCGGATGGGGTTCAGAATGTTGTCTGAAAAGCCGGTCTACCAGATGTCACAAATCGAATTTTGCCAAATGCGCCCCATCGAGATGCCTGATGGTAGCTGCCGAATGGTGCGAAACATTCCAACCGCTCTGCGGAAGGACAGTTTGTGCACAATTCCGTTGGATACAGCGAAAGGGGTACGTGGATGGATGACCGCCGTGGGAACGGGCGGAATAGCCTTGACCGGCGGAGTGCCGGTGATTCAAAACTTCTACCGAGCAATGGTAAGACTCGGTAATGGAACGGTGAGTAAAGTAGCAGCGGAGTTAGCAC